CCATCAGGAAGAGGTGGCAGGCGTGATCCTAGCACCGTTTCGATGTCTGTTCCTGTAGCCTCTGCCGGTTAATGACGTCTCCGTGGCCCCTGGATAGGCCCGCCCGCCTGACGACATGCCCCGACAGCAGCCGGCCCCGGCTGCGGCGCGCGCCAAACAAAAATTCTTACCCTTCGCCACGCGGTCACCGGCGACGAGACGCGACCTCCACATTCAGCACACCAAGCCTGATCGGACATCCGTGATCGGAACACTATGACAACAACCGTCACCCTAGGCCTTGTCACCCTCGAAGCCTTCGAAATCCCCGCGACCATCGCCTTCGGCGGCAAGCAGCGCCTCGCCGTGCATGATCTGCCGGGCGGTGGACGCGTCATCGACGTGCTCGGCGGAGCCAACAGCGACATCACCTTCGCCGGCATCATCTCGGGATCGGATGCCGATACACGCGCACAGTTGCTGGACGCGCTGCGCATCTCCGGCGCCACGATCCCGCTGAGCTGGGACGAGCAATACTACCTGGTCATCATCTCGGAAGCCAACTTCGACTATCGCAAGCCGTGGTGGATCCCCTACCGGCTCCACTGCGTCGTGCAAAGTAACCTCGTCTACGCCGCCGCCTCCACCGCCATTTCGGCTGCCGCCAGTATCACGACGAGCCTTGCGAGCGCCGCGAGTTTCCTGCCCGCCGCCCTACCGACGCTGACCGCCGCACAGACCGCAATGGCCCAGACGCGGGCGACCACCTACGGCACCGCCGCCTACAGCCAAGGCGTCACCGCTCTGACCGCCGCGCAGTCGGCCGTGTCGGGCGATGTCGCCAGCACAGGCGCGAGCCTGCCGAGCCTTGACCTTGGCTTCACCGGGCAAGACCCGGCCGCAGCCGCCATCGCAATGACGAACACAACCGCCGCCGCCGGCGCGCTCGCGGCGCTGACCGCGGCAAAGGGCTATGTCGGCAGCGGGCTCTCGGCCCTGCTGAACATCGGAACCTGAAGATGAGTGGCACCACGCGCACGATCACGGTCGCCGGTGGCGATCTGTTCCACATTGCCGCCCGGCAGTTGGGCGACGCGACGCAATGGATCCGCATCGCTCAGCTCAATGGGCTGTCAGACCCTGTGCTGACGGGCGTGACCACACTGCAACTCCCCGCCCCCAATCCCGCGGCGGGAGGCGGCATTGCCGGGCAATGAGTTGGGCACCGCCCGCGGCGTGTTCCTACAGCTTGTGCTGAATGGCACCAGCGTCGCCGGCGTCATTGAGGCCGAGGTCTGCACGAGCGACCATCAGGCGGCCGGCTGGTTCCGCGCCGTCATCGCCTTGGGAGCGGACCCGGTCATCACGCCGGCGGCGCTCGCGAGCTTGACGGAGGCGAGCGCCCAGATCCTCGTGGGCCTCGCGCTGCCCGGCCTGCCGGCGGCAGCCGCGACCTGGCAAAGCCTGATGACCGGAACGGTCGACGCGATCACGCTCGACATGACGGACGGCACGGCACATCTGACCGGACGTGACTTCACCGCCCTCTTCATCGATACGCTGAGCGCCGAGACCTTCTCCAACACGACCTCCAGCGAAATTGCCCAGACGTTAGCGCTGCGCCATGGGCTGACGCCGGTCGTGACCGCCACCAACACGCCGACGGGGCGGTATTACCAGGAAGGGCATGACCTCTCCTCGCTCCATCGGGCCAGCAACACGGTGACGGAATGGGATCTGCTGTCGGGGCTGGCGGAGCGCGAGGGCTTCGATGTCTATGTGCAGGATAGCAGCCTGTTCTTTGCGCCGCCTGCGGCGGACGGGGTGCCCACGATCTGGCAATGGATGCCGGGCGGGGCGGATGCGAGCACGCTGACGACATTGCAGCTGGAGCGCAGCCTTGCCTTGGCGCGCGACATCGTGGTGACGGTGCAGAGCTGGAATAGCCATCAGGCACAGATGATCACGCAAACGGTCCGCGCCTCCGCTCTGGGGGATGTGACCGCCCGTGCAGCCGCACGGTCCGCGGCGGCCACAACCTACGTGCTGGTCCGCCCGAACCTGACGCCACAGCAGGCGATGACGCTGGCCACGCAAACCCTGAGCGATCTCAGCCGGCATGAGCGGGTGATAACGGCCACGATGCCGGGCGAGCTTGATCTGGCTCCGCGGAGCCTGGTTCTGCTGCAGGGCACGAACACAGAGTTCGACCAAACCTATGCGGTCGACGAAATCACCCGCCGCGTTTCCAGCCGGGATGGCTTCGTGCAGACCGTACGCGCGGTCAACACGCCTCTCCAGGCCTGACCCTCTTCATATCCGTCGATCGGAACGACCCATGATGGAAGCCTGGCTCAACGCCATCCGTGCCCAGGCAGGCGTGATGAGCGGCGCGACCGGTCAGGTGCGCTGCGGCACCATACAGTCCGTAGACCCGGCAACCTATTGCGCGAAGGTCACGCTACAGCCGGAGGGCGTGCTGACCGGCTGGCTGCCCATTGCCTCAAACTGGGTAGGCGGTGGCTGGGGCATGGTCGCCCCGCCGTCACCCGGCCAGCAAGTCGTGGTGCTGGCCCAGGAAGGTCAGGCCGAGCACGGCATCGTGCTGGGCGGATTGTTCTCACTCTCCGAAAAGCCACCACAGGCGCCCTCCGGCGAAGTTTGGCTGATCCATCAGACCGGGTCATTCCTCAAACTTCATAATGACGGCAGCATCGAGGGGAAGGCGACGGTCTGGAACCTCACCGGTACCATCCAGCTCAACGGCAGCCTCCTCGCGAGCGGCGATATCTCCGACCAGGGCGGCGCCCATGGCACACTCGGAAATCTACGAACCATTTACGATGAGCACGTCCATCCGGATGTGCAGAACGGGGCCGGCTCCACCGGTCTGCCCACACCGCAGGCGTGACCCGTATGCACGACATCAACCATACCTTCGGCGGTGACCTCGCGGTCGGTGTCAGCGGGGACCTTGCCGCGGCCTCGGGCAGCACTCTCGGCCAGCAGCGGGTGTTGCGCCGTCTTCTCACCAATGCTGGCGACTATATTTGGCAGCTCACCTATGGCGCCGGTTTGCCGTCCATGATCGGCATGCCGGTCGATGCAGCGGCCATCGCAGGCCTGGTTCGCAGCCAGATTTTTTTGGAGAGTGCGGTCGCGCAAACGCCGACGCCCACCATCGACGTGCAGTCCGAAAGCGGCATCGTATCCCTGCAGATCACCTATACGGACACGACCGACACCACCACCCAGGCAGTCGGCGTCGTGATGACGGAGTAGAGGCGCTCCGGACGGCGTCCCAGCGCCACTTGCACGGGTCAAGCCGAGGGCAGCCCCGGCCTCGCGTGAAGCCACCCACTGGATTCTGGAAATTGAACCATGCAGCTTCTCCTCCGCAACTTCAGCACGCTCGTGGAGCAAACCGCCGCCGCGGTGCAAGGCAGCGCTGCCCAACTTCTGGACTTCACCACCGGCTCCGTCCTGCGCGCGATCCTCGAAGCGAATGCCTCCCTGGCACTATGGCTTCAGTGGCTGACCCTGCTTGTCTTGCAGACGACGCGGCTTTCTACCAGCAGCGGCTCCGACGTCGATAGTTTCGGTGCCGATTTTGGTATGGCACGCTTATCCGCTGTCGCCGCGCAAGGGAGCGTCACCTTCAGTCGCTATACGCCGACGATGGCGGCCCTCATACCGACCGGCACGACCGTGACGACAAGTGACAGCACGACGCAGTTCACGGTCGGTACCGACACCACCCATGCAGCCTGGAGCGCCAGCCAGAACGGCTACCTGCTCGGTGTGGGTGTCGCCTCGGTGACCGTTCCCGTCACCGCGACCGTCGCCGGCAGCACCGGCAATATCCTGCCCGGCACCATCAGCCTTATCACGAGTGCCCTTCCGGGCATCGACACGGTCACCAATGCACTCACGCTGACCGGTGGACTCGATGCCGAGACCGACGCCGCCTTCCGCCTGCGATTCCAAAGTTTCATCAACAGCCGGACCCGCGCCACGGTGCAGGCCGTGACGTATGCCGCGACGAGTATCCAGCAGGGCGTCAACTGCACGGTGCAGGAGAATACCGACGGCAACGGCGGCTATGCCCCAGGAAAATTCGTGGTCACAGTGGATGACGGATCAGGTACGCCACCTGCCACGCTACTCGCCTCCATTCAGACAGCCGTAGATGCGGTGCGGCCCGTAGGCTCGATCTTCGCCGTGAACGGCCCCGCGGTCCTGCCTGCCAACATTAACCTCACGCTCGCGATCGCCGCAGGATCGAACAGCACCACCGCCATCGCCGCCGTGAATTCCGCCATCACGAGCTTCGTCAACGCGCTGCCCGTCGGCAGCAATCTGCCCTATACCCGCCTCGCACAGCTTGCCTACGATGCAAGCCCCGCGGTCACCTAT